AAAATGTCTTGTCAGACTGCAACAAATTATATCCAGACTTTGATGACTTACCAGAGGAAGTGCAACGAATAATTGCTAACATGATGTTCAACATGGGCCGCCCGCGATTATCTAAATTTAAAGGTATGAAGGCTGGAGTAGATGCTAGAGATTGGAACAAAGCTGCAGATGAGATGGTTGACAGCAGATGGTATCGCCAAGTAACTAAAAGAGCAGATAGACTTGTTGAAAGAATGAGGAATGTTTAAAAATATAGCACTTGTTATTACAACCATTATATCATTACCTATCATTCTTACATGGGAAATTGTTACAAAAAAAGAATTTATATTTTTAATAATTGGAATAGTAATTGGATATTTATATGGGAGTGATTACACCATAATATAAACATGAAGAAAGTGATAAGAATGTACAACCACAAGACGATAAATTTACCAGAGATAAAAGCGACAACAACTGACGGAGTTCGTTTATACGAAACACCAGACGGAAACTTTTATCCCTCTATTACAACTGTTCTATCTACAAGAAATAAAAAAGGACTCCATGAGTGGAGAAAAAGAGTTGGTGATGATGTAGCAAACTATGTCGCAAGAAAAGCTGCTGTACGCGGAACTCATGTACATCATATGTGTGAAGATTATCTCAATAATAATTTTGATGAAGAAAAGCACAAGAAAAATTTTTTACCATATGTTCTTTTTAATCAACTTAGAGAGTCAGTATTGTTAAAAGTGAATAACATATATGCACAAGAAGCAGGACTCTATTCTGATAAATATAAGGTAGCTGGTCGTGTCGATTGCATTGCTGAGTATGATGGAAAGTTATCTATTATCGACTTCAAGACCTCATCAAAAGAACGAAGCGATGAATGGAACGAAAGTTATTATATTCAAGCGTCTGCTTATGCAGAAATGTTTGAAGAACAAACTGGAATTGCTATAAATCAGATTGCAATTTTAGTTGTAACAGAGGATGGTGTTGTTCAAGAGTTCATAAAAAATAAGACAGATTATCTACCCTTGTTAAAATATGCCATAAAAGATTGGAAAGAAAAAAATGAAATGGTTTCTAGTGTTAATATCAATACAGCTGTATGCTGATGGTTCTGCAGAACACTTTGTACTAACAGACCCTACGTTTGATAGTTTACAACATTGTCAAGCATCTGCATCTTTTAACAGACAACAAGTATCAGAGTTAGCACAAAATAAATTAGGTGGGCCTGCAAAGATATATTGTTTTGAGGAAGAAAGTCTTAAAGCATATTTTCAAAGAAATGCAATAGGTGCACCAGTAAAAAAAGAGCAAATTTCTTATTGACATCACAAAGAAATTATGTTATAAATATACTTACAATTTGTTGATTCGAGTTGAATACTGGGCAGGACATGGGGGCAGTACCCATCAGCTCCACCAAAATGAGTTTTAGAATGGATGAAGTAATACTTTGGGAATACAGAAAAAGGTTGGTTAAGTGGATATGTATAAACAACTATTCACCACGCCATGCAAGACTTATTTTAATGGGGCTGAAATAGGATCGACAGGCAGGGATAGACAAGAGGAGAATTGTAGGTTGAACGCTTGATAGTTCATTTAAGTAAATGCAAACGATAACTTTGCAATCGAGGATTATGCACTAGCTGCTTAATCTCATGGAGTTCGGTGGGTACTTAGCAACAGAAACCCACCACTTAATTTTTTAGAGGTGAATATGAAATACATTTATGATACTTGGGAATCTATAATGAACCATGATAGAAACCCATTAAAAAACATTCCACATACAAATACCAGACATATGATTATGCAAGTCCTAGCATGGATGTGGTGCATTGCATTTAGTTCATATTTTAGTAGTATGTGGATATTTGGTGTAACTGCAATCGCACACATTATCATTCTGGCTGCAATCGCAGTTACAGTTGCAACATTTGAAACTGCAAGAAGAAAACCAGATTTCTTTCTTAGAAATGATGGTTATCATACAACAAGTCGTAGTAGATACATTTATTACAATGGTAAAAGATATGAAAAAGACCCACAAGATATGGGTGGAGAACACGAATAAAAAATAAAATAAGTGTTGACAAACATATTATAATATGATACTATGAATACATTAAATTATCAAAAGGGAAACTATGCAGACAGCTAAAACATTTTCGTTAGAAATAGAAAACATTGCAAAAAATAAAGAGATAAATCATATGGATGCCGTGTTATATTATTGTGAAAAAAATAATCTAGAACCAGATTCTATAGGTCGTTTAATTACAAAAGGTCTTAAAGAAAAGATTGAGGCCAATGCAAGAGAATTAAACTTTTTAGAAAAAACAGCAACTTTACCAATATAGGAGATATTATGAACCAAGCTGTAAGAAACAAAGCATTTGAAGCTCTAGAGGGTATTCATACTAAAAATCGTATCAAGCAACTTGAATACGATAATGCAGAGTTAGTTAAGGCTAACCAAGAGTTGTCAGAAAGGTGTAAGAAACTTGCATCTAGACAACCAGAGTGGCCTAAAGGTTATAGACCAACTCGTAAAAAGTGGAATGAGCGTAAAAATGGATAATGGTATTCCTATTTTTCCTGCTGGGGTTTTGAAGATTTATCAAAACCCTAATCCACCTATTATACCAGATATAGATGATTTCGATTATTCTAAACAAGGTGGTGGTAATCCAGACTCAACACAGTTTAGTTCAGAGAATCCAAATATTGTAGACAATAAAGGATTAGATGATTTAAAAGCGTGGTTTGAAGAATGTATTAAAGATTACTTTGATAATGTAATGACACTTGCATATGAAGAATTTTGGATACATGAATCTTGGATAAACAAGTCAAGACCTAATTCATCACAAAGTATGCACAATCATAGTAACTCTTTGATTAGTGGTGTTTACTATATTGAGTCTAAACCAAATCACCCACCATTGATATTTGAAAAGGTGGCTTATAATGCAGACCCATTTATTTCACTAAGAAAACATTATCACAAAGCAAATCCTAACTTTACAAATAGAATTGCAATGCCTTGTACTCAAGGTTCTTTGATTATGTTTAACAGTTATTTGTTTCATGGTTTTGCACCAAACAAAACTACAGACCCAAGAGTAAGTCTTGCATTTAATGTACTTGCAAATCTATCTGATAGAGATACTTACAAGCTAGACTTTGTAAAGAAAGAAAGATGGGTTGATAATCACAATGCAGATTATGTAGTCAAGTCTGGTGGTACAGATGGTACTAACTCTATTGAAGTAAAGAATGGTGGTAGTATTGAAGATGGTACAATCAGAAGAAGAATGTCTAAATGAAACATATAGTTTACGGAAACGGAGAGTCTAGACCCAAAGATAAAATCATAGGGGGTGAGTGGGTAACTACATGGGGTTGTAATGCGATTTATCGTGATTTTACAGTTGACAATCTTGTTTCTGTGGACTATAATATACAACAAGAGATATACGAATCAGAGTATGCTCTTACAAATAAATGTTGGTTTTCTGATTGGAGTGTATTACCAGACTTTGATACTGCAATGATTTTAATGGAAAATGACGGCCCAGTATATGAAACATTACAACTTGCTAGAAGAAGTTGTGTTGTTCAAGGTAAGACAATAGATTCAGTTCAAAGAGTGATGGATGAAATTTTAACTTTCAATCCACAATTAGATAAAGACGATTTAAGAAAGAAACTAGAAAAAGATATTGGGTTATATATAACATGGGTTGCAGATAATGATATGGTAGAGGATATAGACTATCCTAAAGGCTGGTCTGCTGGGAATACTGCATTATATCTTGCTTGCAAGAGTGGTGCAGAAGAAGTGTATATGTGTGGGTTTGATGGAAGTAACTATTCAGAACCACTAAATAACATATACAAAGGTAGTAAGAATTATCTTGCTGCTGATAGTCGTGGGTTTAATACGACTAACTGGGATAACCAATTTAAACTGGTACAGAAAGAATTTTCTGATGTACAATTTTATAAGGTTGGAACAGATTTAACATACGAAGAACTATACAATAATATACGATAACATAAGGAGATATATATGTCGTTAGAAAGTCTAAAGAGAAGCAATTCTCT